GTTTTAGTACCGACTTTAAAGGTCAAGTACCGGGTCCTAGCCGGGGCTTGGTCCCGGACGAGCGACCAGGCTTATGCCCTTCTGGGCACGGAACTACAAGACACGCAAGTCTATGTCTTACCCCACCGCTTTGACTGGTCGGGGTTGACCCACGCCCGAGTCGATGGGGTGCTTTATCAGATCGTTGACGTGGCGCCGGACAACCAAAACGGCCCCACGAGTTGCGATTTAATAACACTCAAAAGGACTGATAAGCGTGGCTAGCGACCAAGACTTTACCCGTCAGCTGGATGGCTGGCTCAAGGCCGTGGAAGCCTTACAGCCCACCGTGGCTGATAAGGCTCGCATCACTGGTGCTGGTGCTAAAGTCTTTGCGGAGACCTTAAAGCAGATGACGCCAAAGTCCACGGAAAATCATAAGCATTTGCGGGACGGCTTGACCTATAAACCTGGCTACACCATCGACAAGTTACAGACTGGTAACACGGACGTCAGCTACAAAAATGGCTACCTAGCTCGGACGGCACGGATCGTCAATGGGGGTAAAAAGCAGATGTCAGCCAAAGAGGTCAAAAATATGCACTACATCGACCGAGCCCGCGAGGCGTCAAAAGGCGCGATTTTAGCGGCCGAAGCCGTGGAATACGGCCGGATTTTAAAAGAGAGGGGTGGCACGTCATGACAGCAGTCATGGAAATGTATCACCTTTTAAAAGATGCGGAGCTCCCCGGGATAGACCACATCTACCCCAACATGATCCCGACCGCAGCACAAGCACAGACAGACGCGACCGATGTTTTGGTGACGGAGTTCACCGAGGCTTACACCGATTTTGGCAGTAACCAAGCGACGGTAAAAGATGAGACCCTAGCGCTCAACATCTTTTACGCGCTGGCTACTGATAACGATTTTACGGAGACCGAGGAGACGCTGGTCTCTTTTTGTATACCAAAAATTGGTACGTCTCATACTCCGCCCCACACACGATCGACCCAGACACACGGCAAACAACAAAAATCATGCACTTTACACACAAAAAAGGAGATTTTAACATATGGCTACAGTAGGTGTACAAAGCTTTACGACAGGCATTTTAGATGATGATGGCAACTTGGTAAAAGATGCAAAAAACGGACTATCCACCACGGGTCTTTTTACCGCAGACGCTAAGACGTCCATGGGGGTCACACAAGCCAACATCACGGGCTTGACCGCCACCATGCAAAAAATTTGGGGCTCTAACCAAGTCACAGACAACTCTATCGGTAACCCACAACCCCAAGCGGTCTTGTCCACAAACAATTTGCCCCATGACATCTTAAATCGACTCGTGGGCCGGGAAAAAGGGGAAAACGGGGACTACACGTCTTACACCAAGGCCATTCCCGACGCGGCCTTGATTATCACAATGCAAGAGGTCAGCAACCTAAAACCGATTCACATCGTCTTTTTCCACGGCAACTATACGCCGGGGGAAATCAACGCCCAAACAAATAATAACAACGAACAACGCACTTTAGACCAATTAACATTTTCTGCAAATACCAGAAATTCGGACGGTGCCAACTACAAAATTTACTACGAGTCTGAGGACAGTTTTGACTACGACACCATGCTCAAAGAGGCTTTCCCAGGCTATAGTGACACGGAAACCAACCCAGAACCCGAACCCGAACCAACACCAAAAACAGTAAAAATCACGCCTGAAAACGTCACGGTAGAAGCTGGAAAATTGGCTGATATTGGCGTGGCAGTCACGGGATTAGATAACAAAACTTTAGTGTTTAAGTCCGACGATGACGCCATCGCCACGGCCGCACTAGACACGGAAGTTGGTAAGTATCAAGTCACTGGTGTAGCCGCCGGGACAACGGACATCACCGCCACCGCGGAAGCCGACGCCACAGTCACCGCAACCATCCACGTGACGGTCACAGAACCCGCTACTGACCCAGAAAAAGTTGACGGGTAAGATACCGACCAAAAAGATGATACCAGCGACGGTACAGACACCGACACACAAGCTTAAAAGCTTGATGTAGCAGTAAAACAGAGACGTAAATAAAAATATGAGACGATAAAAAATTACAAGAGGAGCGCAAAAAATGGAACTAACCATCGACCTAAAAAAATTAGGTATCAGTAAGACTAAAAAAGTCGAAACGACCCAAGCCAACTACCGCAAGTCCGCGGTCTTAATGCGGGACATGACTCAAATCGAGGTGGACCGCAACGGGGCGGACCCCGACGACCCGACGGTCGCCGTTAAAATCTTGGAATCGCAGATCCAAGAAATCGACACCATCAACGCTTATCTAAAAGACATCTTGGGCCTATCCGCCCAAGACATGAAAGTCCTGGAAAACCAAAATCAATATAAGATTTTTGACTTGGCCTACAGCTTGATCTTTAAAATCATGGGGATCTCCGAGGACAAGGCGACCGACGCCGACTTGAAAAGCGACGCCGAATGAATGTCTGTTTGACTGGAAAAATATTGTTGAGGACTTTGATTACAACGAACAGCAAGCTTTTTTGCAGTACCACATCACACCCGAGACCTACGAGGGCATGGATTACTACCGCTTTAACGAGATCTTGCAGGCACGGTCTAAGGACGACCGACCGGTGGATCCCGGGAAGTGGCTCAAGAGCCTGGGGCTATAAAAAATTTTAATAAAAGGGGGGCGTCTCTATGGCAAAAATCCCAGCGGGTGACGTTACCACCCGTATCAGTTTAGACGGGGCTCAACCCGTCCAAACCTTAAAAAGTTTAAAGTCTGAGGTCTCGGCACTGACCAACGCGTGGAAAGCCCATAGCATTCAACTAAAGTCGGCCGGTGACCAACTAGGGTCGGCTAAGGCTAGATATGAGGGGCTTAGCCAAGCCATCAAAGGCCAAGAGACCTATATCCAAAAGCTCAAGACCGAGCAAGCAGGGCTAGACCGTACCAACGACAAAGGCATCGAGACCTATCGCAAGATGGGCGCACAGATCGAGTCCGCCACCCGGCGCCTAGCGTCTATGGAGGCCCAGCAAAAGCGGGCCAAAATGTCAATGGACTACTACCAAACTGGTATAGCAGACGCCAAGGAAGAGCTTAAAAAAATAACGGACGTCTCAAAAAGCTATGTGGACCGCTTAGCCGCCGAAGACAGACAAGTTGCCTCTAACGTCACTAAACTCAACGGCTTACGGACGGCGTATAACCAGATGACGGTCTTGTATGACAAGCAAGTCACCGAATTAAAAAACATAGAAGTCCAGTCTGGCAAGACCTCCGCCGAGTACGCTAAACAAGAGGTCCGGGTCAACGAATTGGGGGCCAAGTTGGCCACCACTCGTAAAGCCTACGAGGGCTTAGACAAGTCCGTCGGCGGGCTTAGCCCAAGACTGGTAGACCTATCCGATAAAATAACAGGCCAAAACACAAAACTTACGCGGTATAGCGAGCGCTTGACGGAGGCGGGGCGGTCGATGCAGACCATGTCCACCGTGTCTGCCGTGGCTTTAGGCGCCGCCGTCAAAGTCGCCGCAGACGTGCAAGACAAGTACATCACAACGACCAATCTTTTGGTGCAAGGCGGGGAAAAGACCACCGAGGCCACCCGCAACACAACTCGGATGCAACAAGATGCGACTCAGTACGCACAGACTTATGGTGAGTCTTTAAAAAACATCGCCACAGGGTACCAAGACCTCGTAAAACGGGGCTATGACTCTAACCAATCGCTGGGGTCGATGGAGGCTTTACTACAAGCTTCCCGGGCGTCCGGGGACAATTTTAACGACGTCTTGCAGGTTACAGCTGGTACACTAGAGGGCTTTGGCCTAAGGGTCGATGAGACCACCGGTAAGGTGGCCAACACCGAGCAGATGATCGCCCGGACTAAAAAAGTCGTTAACGAGTTGGCCTATGGGGCGGATGTCTCCGCCACCGATTTTAGCTCTATCGGGGTGGCCATGGAGTACGTTTCAGGGACAGCCCATAGCTCCAACATGTCTTTGAGTCAAACCACCGCATTGCTGGGCGTGCTGTCTAACAACGCGCTGGAGGGTGACAAGGCCGGGACCGGACTACGTAAAGTCATCAACTCCTTGACCGCCGCCAGTGACGCCAACTCAGCGTCCACAGAAAAGCGAACCACCAAGATCCAAGAACAGATCGAAAAGCTCAAAGAACAGGCGACCCATGAGCAGGGCAACACTAAAAAGCTTGCCGCTACTAACGCTAAGATCGAGCGCTTGACTCAGGATCTAAAGGACCAACAGGAGTCCGCAGAAGGCGCTGGTGGGGCCTTAGGTGAGTTAGGCATGACGACCGATGACTTGATCGACAAGACCGGTAAGCTTAAGCCTTTGTCAACGATTTTTAAGACCATCAACGATCACATGGATGCCCTTGGTAAGTCAGACGCCGAGCGCACTAACATCTTTACAAAACTGTTTGGGACGACCGGCCAACAAGCCGGTATTATTTTGTCCCAAAATGTGGATCAAATCGACAAGTACGATAAAAAAATTAGTGAATCTGTTAAAAATGACTACGTCGGAAAAGCTATCCAAGAAAAATATGGCGTCCGCTAAAAACCAACTTAAAATTTTTAAAGAGCAGGGTGAAGTCCTAGGAAACGAGGTTAGGACA